CAGCAGTCACAGGTGTTTTTTTGCTTACACGTTTTGAGGGTCTGCAATAAGGCGTGCCTCGCTTTTCGCCCTGTTGTCGTCCACAAGGCTTTCCAGACCGCACATCTTTCCACTTTTCCTTGAACCACCTCTTCAGAGCTAGTCCCTTCGCTGTCTTTCTTACCGCCATTTATTTCTTGTTCCCCCAACTCTTTGCTCCTCTCTTTCTACATTTGGCTATAGCACCAGAAGCGTAGGCACTAGGGAAAACCTTGTACCTTGCTTTTACTTTTCTATAACATGCGTCTTTTGCCATTACATCCAAGGGCTTTCTTTAGTTTTTTCAAGTAAGCTCTGTTTTTTGTTAATTTGTTTTAAAAGTTTGTTAGCCTTGTTTTCTGATATTGTTCCTTCTTCCATTTGATCCTTTATCGCTTGTACCTTTTGACTCCCTGCTCTTAACGCCCTACCTCGTAAAACTTTGATAACAGTTTTAGTCACTCCTTGTTCCATAGGACTCGTCATAGGAGCACCATCAGGAGCTACTTTACGAATAGTAGGGTTAGCTTTTTCTAAATTCTTTTGTAATGCTTGAGCTGGTTTACTACTAGCAACTTTCTCAGTTGTCTTCATAAACGTATCAAACATTTTACGTTTTGCTGCAGGTCCAGTATACTTATGTATATTCTTAGCAACTACATCTTTTCCAAATTTGACAACAGCTTTACGACCTGCATTCATAGCTGCATGTCTAACAAGCTGAGCAGCGCCCATATACATTAATGGAATAAACGCAGGCATTATTTCTTATTATACTTAATTTTTTTCTTACCTTTTTTTGCAGCGGCTTTAGCCATTGCAATACCTTTAGGTGTGTATGAATATTTTTTTCCGTTAACGTTTGGCATTATTTACTTACTGCTGCACTGCCAAAGTAGAAAGAGATAATACTTATGACAGCTGTTTTAATTTCTGGTAGGATAATATATCCGTGTAGGGTTTGATAGTTTGTACCTTTAAATAGTCCAAACAAATTACTGTAATCTGTAGCAATAGTAACTCCTCCATCACTATTTGCTAAGATAAACGGTGCAATAATTACACCAAATAAAACTGTTAATACGATAATACGTCTAGTCCAAGCACCAAATGCACCAACTCTAGCTGCTGCGGCATCAGCGCTTTCGTCTGATGCTTTCTGTTTTTCAATAAGGCCTTTAGTAAGTGCCGCTTGGTTTTGTACCAACGTACCTATTAATTTAAAAATGAAGCCAGAAGCTCCACCACCTAACATTGCTAATAATTCAGGAGTCATAATTATAATTCTCTAAGGATTTTTATAATTGACACAATCATAAATGTCAAGGTCGCAATACCTACTAATATACTAATTACTAAATTTACTTGTGCTAGTTCAACAGTGGCAAATAAACCACTGATTCCTAGTATCGACCTTGTTGTGCAATCTTCAATCATTAGATTCTAGTTCTTGTATTTTTACTTCTAAAAAATCTAAACGTATATTCTGCTCAGCATCCGCTGGTAATGACCCTAGTTCACCACGAGGCCATTTAATACGAAACTCTGAGTTCATTTCAACTGCGACTTGTTGCAACTCAGAGTTATGCTCTAAAAATGTTATACGTTCTACTATGTGAAAATAACCAGTAACTGACACGGCAACAGCAAAAATCAACGCTATTAGATTTCTAACAGGTATCGTAATTGTCGTATTGTCATTTAACTCAGTCATTTACATATTTTTGTACTTTTGTTTATATCTCTGTAGAATTTTGTGTCAACCGTTATTCAGCTATTTTAGCGCTGTCAGCCTTCTCTAACTGATCTTTTTGTATGTTTAGCATAGTTTCACCAGCTACAAAGCCTACGGCTTTCTCTAAAGCTGGTCCAATTACTGGGTATTGCTCACCTGTAAAAGGCTTTAACGCATCAGAAAAGTTGCCAGAAGCCAAGTCAATAGCTTGTCCTGTTATCGGTGAAAACACTTCAGACGGACCAAACATAGCTGCATCAATACCCAACTCTCCGATTGTAGTTACACCTGATTGTTTTAGTATTCTAAAAAAATCAAACTGCGTCATGTTAAATGGGTTGATAGGCTCCCTAAACTTAGCTAAGTCTTTCATGATTGTAGTCATATATGCAAATGCAATAGCCATACCTAAATATGTAACTAAGTGTGCCATCTTAAATGCATTGTGCTTACTATCCCCTTCATACCCATTTAAAAAACGTCTGTACACTACACGTGCCATACCTAACATAAACGATGAATACTGAAACGCTGTACGTGCAGCTTCCCCAGCATATGTACCGGCTTCTAAACCTAAACGTGACATTGCTTGTGCACCTACGTCTGGTTCCATTACAGCTTCTTTCATATTCTGTAAATAAAACGCTTGTAACCTAGCTTGTAGTTTTGTATCAGTTACAGAAGATGGTGCAAGCCTATCTATGCCATCAGGTGTTTTTTCTACGTGTTTAGCAAGTTTTACTATATCTGCTGTAGTAAAACCATAACTACGTAAATGGTCTAGCAACCTAGAGTTACCATTACCACGTACTGCATCAGCTAATGACATAGATAATACATCTATAACAATTTGTTGGTGTGTAGCAGTTATGCGACTAAGACCGTTAATCTCAAAAACAAATTGATTTGCTTTGCCCATCATACCACCATCAATCTGTTCACCAGTTACTACTCTTTGAGCTATCGTACGAGTTAACAAATCAAAGCCAGCACCTTGAGATCTGTACCAAGCTGCCATTTCTTTATTATTACCTCTAAACTGTGTGTCAATAGCTTTTTTGTAACTAGCTACAAATGTGTTAAAATTAAAGTCTGCATTAAGATACTGTAAAGTAGATATCGTAAGCGGTATATCTGACAAAGCTGACATACCAGAGCCTGCTAAATACATTATGTTAGACCCTTGACGAATCTTCTGGAATGCAGATGCAATGCTTACGTCAACAGGATTATCTAACATACCTGTTACTTGTTTTGCAGTCATATTAAATGTTTTATAACCAGGTGTCTTAGTCAACCCTTGAGTACGAGCAACATTCATCAACGAAGCATATGGGTCATGCCCTAAGTTCTTTATAAGTGCAATCTTTTCTGAACGCCCACGTATTTGATCTAATAGCAAACGACCAAGATTCTTAAAGTTACTAAACTTAACTAACGCTTCTACTTGGTATTCTGGTTTGTACGCAATCTTTGCACTGTTACGTAACGCACCAGCAATAGACTTATTAGGAGTAGCTGCATCTTCAAACTGATAATCCCCAGAAACAACAGCTGTATACATATTTTTTACAAACTTGTCTGGGTCAAAAGCTACTACACGATCGTTTTTAGCGTCTTCCATTACACCACCGTGATTTTTAGCAGTCTGCACAGGATCCATAACTTTTATCATGTAGTCGTAAAATTCTTTCCGACCCATGTCTTTTACAACTTCTCTGCTATAAGTTACACTGTAACCTGTAAATGCCTTACTTTCACGAATGTTAATACCTAAACTATTTATCTCTGCTAGTTGTCCACGAGTTGTAGTCTTTACTAGCTCAATAAAGTTTTCAAACTCTTCTATGCCTTTAAGCTTTGCAGTAGTTTCACCATCACGAATACTTTGCATAACATCCATATGAAATGCTAATGATGCTTGCTCTAACTGATCACCGTAAAGTTTCTTAGCTTGTTCAGATGAAAAATGTTTATTATAGTAAGATGACATATACTTTGTAGGGTCATCACCTAAAAACAGTTCAAGTAAATCGTTATCAACTAAATACTCTACTAAAGGAGATTGGTCTTTTATAATTTGTGCTTCAACCTTTCTTTGAATAGAAGGTCCTAACTGTACATTTTTTCTTAAACTTCCATCAAGAATAGTTTTTAGTTGTTTAAGCTTATCTTTTTTAAGCTTAATACCTTCAAGCTTACTAACTAATCCTTGCTCAGCTGATTTGTTGTGAAGCAAACGAAGAACCATTGCTCTGTCTTCTTCTGACAAATACTGTGCTACTTTGCCAATCTTATCGCCAGTAGATAAGTCTTCGTTAAGTAGTATATAGCCAATCCGTGATAATGCCTCAGAAGGCGCACCTGCTTCTCTTAGCTCAGTCATCACTTCCGTGTTGCCTTTTACAGTATCATTTTTGCGAAGTGCTTTACTTACCGCTGCTCTACGAGCTGCAGTTCCTTGTAAGTTTCTTACAATAGTGTCGATAGCTGGGACTACGTGCCCTAAACCAGCATTTTCTAAATTATCAATTAACTTAGCAATATGCTCTTGTCTACCAGCTTCACCTTTACTTTGTTTAGGTAGTGCAAACAATGATTGTGCAAGTGCTTCATCGCCTACTAAATCAACTACACGTTTCTCCAAGTACTCTAAGTTGTTAGCATTTTGTCTATCTAACTCTCGTACACGTTTTTGTAAGTTAGGGTTCTTGTAAGAAGGTTCATAAGGTTTTTGACTTTTTGCGGATAAGTTTTCATTAGATGTAATACCTTCTTTTAGTTTAGCTAATTGACTAGGTATTGCTCCTTCTTCACGTAGCCCTTGTAAAATCTTTTTAAGACTAGCTGCAACATCGTCAGCTTTGTCAAAATTATCCATGTCATCAAAAAACTTGCTACGTTTAATACGTAAAAACTCAACAGCTTTTTCAAGAGCTCCTTTGAGTAATGCTACAAGCTTTTTATACAAAGTAGGAGACTTCTTTTTAACTGCACTATGAAACTCTGGTCTAGTTATATACCACTCCATTAATAAGGGTACTTTCTCAACTTGAGCTTTAGGAACAAAAGCAGTGTCTCCAACAACAAACTGTGAGTAAATGTTTTCTACCCAAGGAAATTTGTTTAAGTCGAACTCAAAATAATCACCTTTTTCGTAGCCAGCTCTTTTAATCTCATCTAACAATATTTGCTTAAGTTTAGGTGTTGACTGAATTAAGTTCTCAATCTGTGAATACACTTTTGGATTTAAATCTTGTAACTGATGAAATGTTTCGTGTATTGCTGTAGTTAACACTCTACTAGACATTTGAGCACCTATACCAGATGTTTGGTCACCATCAAACATTGTATACACATCTGCTATTTCAATTCCCAGCTGACCAAATGTATTAGCCCCTAACGGTCTTTGAGTTAATACTGATTCTAAATCAATGTCGCCAGCTTTTGCTGGTACAACATCTTTACCAAGTATGACTTTATTAACAAGTGATGATATTTCTGAAACTAATTGTTTATACTCTACTTCGTGAGCTTTAGCTAATCCTACTCGTTTTTGCACACCTTCCATAGTAGGCACAGTTGTAGATTTTGACTCTGCTCTCATATTGCGAGATGCGTTTGATATTAAACCTACTTCAGGTACAACAGCTCTTTGTTTAGAAGTTGGTTCTATACCTATTACAATGCCAAACTTTTCTCGCAAAAACATTATGTCTGCTCCAGTAAGTTTACCTGTATCACCTTTTAGTATTGCTTCAGATATACGTGTAGCTGTTTGTCTAAACTCTAATTCGTTTTTAACAACAGACCCTTCTTTAGCTCTAAATTCTTTTGCTAACTCTCCAGACACCTCTCTTAGTAGTACGTGTGTTTCATGTACATGTAGTGCTGTTGCAGCGTCATACACATCTTGTACAGTTAAATCTTTCTCAGTTAACTTACGCTCGGCTATTTGTTTTAATCGTGGGTTTTTGTCTATAATAGCTCTAACATGAGGATCAGCAGAAGCATCAACTGTTTTTATAATATCAACAACTTTTTGACCATTACCGATATCACGAATAACTGGTGTTGTAGTTTCAGGATCATATTGAGCGTGATACTCTTTATATGTACCGTCCATACGATTACGATAAACAGCATCTTCTGCTTGACGAGTTTTTATTTCACTAGCCTTACGTACATTCTTAGGAAAGTTTAACCCTGACATACCTAAAGCAAACAATAAAGTTGAACCAGCAGACATTAGTAATGTATCGTGGGTATAATCATTTACACCAAGATCTTCTGTTGCTGAAGCATACACAAGTTCAGCAGGTGCTGATAAAGCTAAATAGTTTTGTATACCACCTCTAGTAGTGTGAAAAGCTGATAAGTAGGGTTTTCCTGCTTGAGCTGCTAAATTTGCACTAGCGTACGCGTTACGTGCAACACCTGTACCTCCAGAAGCTACCATCAAACCAATATTAATAGGATCAAAAAAGCCCACACCAAAACCAGTAACTGTTTGACTAATAGCTCTATTTTTACCCATTGCTTGTTGTTGGACAGCTGTATTACGTCCTTCAACTTGTATCTGTCTATTTAGTTGAGCTTCTGTTTTTGTAGCATCAAAAGGTATTCCAAGTTTAGAAGCATAAGACTTATCGTATACTTCTTGTGTAACTTGAGGGCTAGGTTCAATATGTGGTAATAAGTTTTGATACACCCATTCTACAGCTGTACCAGTTAAACCATGATTCCAAGCGTTTTGAGCAGCAGCTACATTGGAGCCTATAAGTCCATAATCAGATGGACTATAGCCTCTTGTTACTTCTTCAATAGTTGGAGTTTCAACAAGACTATTAGATGGTTTTGCGTTTATTAACATTTAAAAATTTTGTACTGGTCCACTTCCTGGAGATCTTGGACTACCTTTTTTTAAGTTAGGTGCCATATAATTAATATACATACTAACTTTAGATTGATATGGACCTCGGAAATCTTGAGCTTGCCAAAACAGCACTTTGTTTTTATCTCTATTAAACCTCATAATTGAGTTATCTACAACTGCTACAGGTACCATTACCGGTGTGCCTTTTAGACTAGTAAACTCTGAATACTTATTTGAAGCAGCGTTATAATACATAGGAATATACACGTCAACACCGTGTACATTACCATAAACAACTTTAACAATAGATTTTTTAATTGCTCCTTCTAGCGGTGCTCCAAATAAATTAGCTGATGACACATATGTATTCTTAACAGCACCTGTAGCAAATGCATGAGCATCTACTTTTGATTTCTCATACTCTCCTGTAAAATTAAGTCCTTCTTCACCTATAGCGTCATAAAACGACTGTAAATCTAGATCAGAATTTACATATGCGTTTACTAATGTTGCAGCTAAAACAGACTCAGTAACATCTGTCATAGAGCGTGTATTAAACTTACTTTGATCAAAAGCACCAGTAACATTTTTTACAAGGTCGTGACCAAAACGATTAGACCTACCAAGACCCATCTCTGGATCTACTAAAGTATTGAATGTAGATGGCGCTAATGAAACACCTATAAGATTACCTTGGTGTTCTACAGCAGACGTCATACCGTACGCTGGTACTAAATAATCTCTATTAAAAGTATTTATTCTATCAGCAGCAGCTCGTATATCGCCTCCTTCTGCTATAGTCTCTGCAAGTAAGTTGTCTAAAATAGTGTCATTGAAAGTAGCGTGAGATGTGTTAGACAAATCTCCTAATGCTAGTTGATTGTATATTAACGGAACAACTGGAAACTCGTCTTTAAGTAAACCTGTTTCACCAAAAAACTTAAACTTAAAATCATCGTTTGCTTCATTAAGTAACTCAGCTTTCATCGTAGCAACCTGATTCTTAGGTACATCTATTCTACCTGCTATAGGTACTAATCGCTCTGCTACCACGCTAAACCAACTGTTTCGTTGTCCTTCAGATATTAATGAAGCACCTTGTATCATTTTTGCAAAATTAGCTTGATTTTGAGTAAGACCTCCTCCTTCTCCGTCAATTAAATACTGTAACCCTACATTTATCTGTGAGTTATTACCGTTATCTTCAAAAAACTTTAGACCTGCATCTATAAGAACACGTGAATCACGTATATCTCCTACATTTTTAATTGTATTTAAAGTACTGTAATCTAACATTACAGGCGGTAATGCAAACTCTTTACCTAACGAAGACGAACCTTCTTCAGTTTCTATAGGTAAATGTAAAATCTTTTCTTGGTAAAATTTATTAGCACTACTCCAGTCGTTTGCATCTAAATGCATTCTTAGTTCTGGAAATAATAATTTAAAGTCTTGTGGTGTGTTATTGTTAATACCGTCTGTAATAGTATCTGATATACGGCTAATAATTTCAGTTAGCTTACTTGTTGCATCTTCACTTAAACCTAAATCTGCAACAGTTTCTAATACTGCATTTGCATCACCTAATACAACTGCTTGCATTGCTATATCTTGCAACGGTGACATTGGGTACTCACCTTGTTCCGCTAACTTTTCGTTAGGGATGTTTACACTTAACAATTCAAAAGCTGTGTTATAAAATTCTTTTTGATCATCAGTAGCATATTTTAACAATCTAGGATCTAATTTATTTAAAGAACCAATAACTTCACTTAAATTGTCTTGAAACCTAAACACTCCTTCAGCTGAAACTGCTGCTTCAAAACGATTTTTTAAAGGCTGTATCACAGACTCAATTTGAGCTTGAGCTAAATCTTCTTGCCTAGCTCTGATATTCTTACGAAGTGTGTCTACATTAAAATCACCTATATCTATGCCATATGTAGCTCCAAAACGTGAAGTTAAATCTTTTGCAAAATCTAATCTTTCATCTAACTCATCTTCAAATACAGATGATGCCATGTACAATTCTAAATTATCTTTTATTGTACCCCCTATTGGTTGGTTAAAACCAGTTTCTTGTGCTGCTGGAGTGCTACCAAACATAAGAGGCTGTACATTTGGGTTTTCAGGGTTTAACCCTTCAAACAAACTTCTAAGTTTTTGCTCGTTCTCAGAGTCAATAACTGGGTTATTTGCAAAAAAGTCGTTAAAGCCGTCTTTTGTTTCTTTTATAAAATCTATCTTACCGTTTGTAACAGTTATATTGTTTTTAACACGTTTTAGCTTGTTTTCCAACGAACCATATCTATAGCTTAGCTCACCAATACTATTTTGAGCTAAATCCATCATAGTAATCTTGTTTACGTTGTCGCCCTCAAGATAGCCATTTAAATCTATAGATTGATATTTATTGTAAAAATTAGCTTCAAGCTCATTCGCATCTTCTTTGTTATTTTGAATAGCATCTAACGTATTATTGTAATCAGCCTCCATTTGACCCATTGCTGAGTAACGAGCCTTGTTTATCAGTATCTGTTGTGCTGACTGCTCTTGCTTATGCAACATATTAGACACATTGCTAGCTGATTGAGCAATCTGGTTATACACTTGTTGCTCGCCTGTAGCTAAACTAGAAACACCAGGAAGCGGATCAAATGAACTAGCTTTTGGTGATGTTGGTGATGATGTATCTAATTTTATTGCCATATTAACCTATATTAAAAATTCCTTTACCCTGAAACTTATCATAACCCATAGCATAAGTACCTGCTGCAGATGCAACACTACCTATAAGAGCATTCTGACCTTTAGTTTTTGCTAGTTCGCCTTGGAAGCGTAACCCACGTGCTTGTAAGTTAGCTTGATACTTAGTTAAATCAGCTTGAGCTAAGCCCATAGAGTATTGGTATTTAGCTTTTCTGTCAAACTCATTCTTTTGAGCATATGCTTGCTGAGTAGCCATAGCAGTGTCATAATCAAAATCTGTTAATTGGTCAAAAGACTCTTTTTCTACAGCTTTTAAATAATCATAACTTGAGTAATTAGTACCTATCTTTAGTTTTAAATCAGCTATTTGTGTTAAAGCTTTTTCAGTGGCCTCTTGCAGTTTTAAAGCATTACTATCTAATTTTTTAAATGCATTACTCTCAGCGATATTAGCTTGAGCCTGTAAACTATTGACTTTACCAACAGTATCGTTTAGCTGACTAGTTGCATTATAATCACCTAATAGTAAAGCAGAGTCAGCTTTCATTTCAGCCATTTCTTGCTCTGCTTTTCCTTGTCTATACCCTGAAATCCCACCTAATATAGAGGATCCAATTGATACTGCTGATGCTACGTGTCCCATTAATTTAAATCAGTCTTTGTTAATATTGAAGCGATAGTTAAAGGATACGGCTTAGTCTGCTTAAATGTAGGTACTTTGTCAACTCCGAACACAGACCCTTTAATAGGTATTTCTTTATCAAAACCAGTAAATTTAGTTGTTGATGTATACTCTTCGTCTGCTACAAGTCTTTCATCAAACGAATCTACTCCTACAGCATAATGTACAGAGTCAATTAAAAATGGTTTTACAGAAACTACTCTCATTGTATCACTACCATAAGATGGTTTATTTGAACCGTCCCAAGTTGGGAACATAGCTTGTAAAACACCTTCGTACTTTTTGCCAATAATAATAGTTTGTGTATCACTATCTGCAACCAAAGCAGCTATATCTAAACCAGTTAAAGTAGTAGAACTAGCGACTTCAAAATTGCCTAAGTATTTACCGTTAACACACACATCTACAAAGTCTCCAACGTCATACGCATTAGCACTTGTAAAATCTACTGATAATGTACCGCCACCATCTCTTTCATACGCTACGTATGAGTCTAACATAGGTACTTGCTCTCCAACAGTAGCTAAATCGTTTAAAACTTCAAATGTGCTAACATCCTCTTGTTTAGAAATTAGCACTGTATCGCAAGCTACAAGTGATGTTCTAGGTTGTACAACTATATCATTTACAACACCAGAAACATTTTGTCTAGACCAAGCATAATACTCTTCTTGCCTATGGTAAGTCAAGCAAAACAAATTACCACTAACGGTCAAGCACCACAACTTAGGAGTCGGTGTATGTTGATACACTATTCGTTTAATATTGTCGTTATTAAATGTAGGGTATATAAATTTAGTGATATCGTTTGACGAAGAGCTTTGGATATTTAACTCATACTTATATTCTAACAATCTCGAACCAGCGGCATCAGGGTAAAAAATAGAATTACCAACAATAACACCTTGAGCTAAACATGGCTCTTCCTCAGATAACTCAATACGTGCAGTTTTAGGACTAACACCATATTGGTATTGATTTGGAACAACTCTATACAATCCTCCAGACGTACCAATAACTAAATCTTTTAAAGGCTCTAACCAATTAACAGCTGCTGTTCTATTTGATAACTCATATACAAAACCATCAGTATCTAGTACTGTTTTGTCATTTTGAGTAGGTCGAAAATCTACATCGTTATCTACTTGGCTAAAAAATACATAATTTGGGTCTTCTAAAGTTCCAGCATACACACGTCTTTGCTCATACTTTGCAACTGTCTTAGGATAGTTGCCTACATGCCACGCTCCATACCTTAAAGATAATAACTGTCCACCATTTTCATACTGTAAAGTTCTTGGGCTTCTAGGCACAGAGTTAACAAGTCTAAGTTTTATCTGAGTCCCAGAAATGTAGTCTATGCATTTCATATACACATTACCTGTCGGAAGCTCGCCCATAAAGTGCCTACCTTCTGTAATTTCTTCGCTTATAAAAGAGGTAGATGTAGCAGTTAACGTAGCATCATTAGCAATAAACGTAACAATAGGCTCACCAGATACAGTAGTTAGATTTGTCCCTTCTTCAACTTTATCTGCTGTTGCATCACACTTCATCACATCAAACTGTACCTGTGTAGATAAGTTACCGAGAGTTTGAGAATCATCAAAAGTTGGAACAATGTAATCGTGACCACCAGATGGAACAGCTGTGGCTACAGCGTTTACATAAGTAAATGTTCTATTGCCGTCAGGTAGTACCAAAACACCTGTAGAAACATGCAAATTACCAGCAGTATTTGGTCCAAGAATATAATAAACTGCATCACCACCACCATCTGTATAAAGTTTATACGTAGCTCCTTGAATAAGGTTGTCCTCATTAAAAGGATTAAGACCTCTATAAAACTCTACAGGATGATCTTCTGAGCCTAAATGTTCTTTTAGTTTTACCCAGCGTGTGTTTTCACGTTGATGATCAACGACAACTTCTTGAGCTCTTCGGTCATCTCCGATTCTTAACCAAGATCCTTCAAAACCTTTTCTAAACACAAGCACATCAGAACGTACATGTATTTCTCCATCAGGAACACCATCTAATTCTAAAGCTCTTTCTTGTGCAGAATTGGTAGTTGTTTCTTCGTTATCTAATAAATATAATCTTGCATCTGGATCATTTATGTCCAATACTGAATCTACAGGTTTCACAAAAACTAGATTAGCTGTAGGATCTAAAATAGTGTACGTAGTAACTTCAGTGCTGTCTACAACTTCTGCTAAAAACCACTCTCCATTTTGCTGATACTCTACATAATCACCTGCAGCTACACCAGAAAACTGACCAGCAGCTTCTATGGTTAAGTATCTTTCTCCTTGTGTTAAAACAAATTGTGCGCTTGTCTCTTCTGGCGGTAAAAAAGGCTCAACTGTAAAAACAATGTCTTCTAGTGTCCAATTAGTATCCCCAATAATATCAATAGCTGTTTGTAAAGGGCGGTCCCCTTCTGTTACAGTTCCAGAGCCACTAGCATCTTCATCAGAATACAAAGCAGTTGCATCAGTTGCAGCTAACGGTCTATACTCTAAAGTAAGGCCAGATGTTAACTTTGCTGGTTTAAAGTTTGGATGAGTTATATAAATACCATCAGTCTCTGGGCTAAAACGCAAGTCTGGTAAATCGCCTGTAGAATAATCTGTAGTTAACGTAGCTTTTAAAACATTGTCTGATACCTTATATATCTTTACTTCTAGAGATGTAAATACAATACGGTAATCAACACCAGTTGATAATGTTACTATCTGAGATATAGAATCGTTAATTTCTGAAGGCTCAACAGATAAACGTTTAAAACCTTTTCTATAGTCAGCAGGTCCTTGCAAAGTAGGAAAAAAGTTTTCGAACTTTCTAGCAGAGTTACCAACTTTCTTTAAGTCAGCACGACCAAGAATATAGTCACTTACTAACCCTCCTGAAAAATCTGTTTGTACATTACTGTATCGAGCCATAGTTTTGATGTGCCTGTATAAATGAAGATGAACCGTCAGTAATATACCTTTGTGCTGGAGATGATCTACCTTCTAACATTCTTGCACGTCGTAAGGCAAGTGTGTATTGCTTAAACAATATTTCATGTCTATTTTCTGAACCTGATAATTCAATAGCCATATTTTGAGCCATGTGTAATGTTACTAAACGAACTAAAAAAGCAGGCATACGTCTTACACCATTACCTCGTGAACCTGAGTTTTCTATATCTAGTTGTGGTACAAAAGTGTAATCAATATATAATTGATCTAAGTTACAATAAAGATAAGGTACTTCATTATCTGTTTCTTCGTTAGTTGTAAAATTAGTGTCAAAAGAAATATAATAATCGGTCATCAAATAACCGTCTTTATCAGTTGCTCCTAATATAACATTTGTGTCTTGTGGCAATTCAAACCTATACTGCCAATACGTGTTAGGTCTGTTCTGGTTAGACACAAGAGAACCTATTTTAGAACCGTTTAAAAATGTATGCTTTGTATTATATGCAAAAATATTTGAGCTAAATATATCTAGAGTTGCTTCGTCAAAAGCACGATCAGCAATCTCGTATGTCGCACTTGTAGTATCGTTAGCGTCAAGGTGGAAGCTTCCAACCAACCTTAATGCGTTGTTCATAACTTGTAACTTTGAATGTGTAATGGCCATTATAAAAGGGAGTACCCCCTTGCATTGAGCAAGGAGGTAACTCGATTAAGATTATACTTCTTCGTTACAACGGATCTCACCTGCAACTTCACCCCACATACGAGATGCGTCTGCACACATCTTGAAGTAGATGTAAGGGATGTTTTTCTTAGATGGATCACGCCACATGTCACCTTTAAGCCCAGAGCCAATAGACATCTTAAGAGCTTTATTAGTAGCAACAATACAACGTCTTTCGTTGTCGTCAGTACCATTGTATAATGGTAAACGCTCACATACGATGAAACGGAAGCCCATGAATGTAACAACTGTACCTTCAACAAGTGCTTTACGTACTGCGAAGTCAGAGCTAACAACTTCAGTGATACCTAATAAGTCATCAATTTGTTTTGATGTAACAAAACAGTTAATGATCTCATCTTGATCAATTGAATTTAGCTTTAACATTGTAATACGTGCTGCACGAAGTTTAGCAAGTGTTAATCCAGAAGCAGCTCCACCGTAGTTAGCTCCAACTGTGAAACCTTCAGTGTTAGCTGTTGCGTCAACTGCGAAGTTAGGAGTTGTTGCGGTAATAAGATTACCACCATTAACTGCTTGACCTTCACCAACTGTTAACGAACCAACAGTAACCACAGCGCTGTCTTCTGCAACGTCTGTGAAGTCGATTTCAGTTGCACCGTTTTTACCGGTGAATGCTTTTCCAAAGAACTTATCGATAATGATATCATCAATCTTACGTTTACCTGAAGCAAGAAGTGCTTGAGTGTAAGCGTTCATTGGGTCTGTAATAACACGTTTTAGGTCTTTTTCGTCAATGTATTTACCTAACTCGTAGTCTTTAAGACCAAGACGACGTCTGTCGTGATCGATAGTTGAATTTGGATTAGTCTGAAAACGAGTGTTGTCTTCAACCATTTCGGTTGCGACTCCAATACGATCAAAGTATTGATACTCTTCGCTTTGAGACTCCGATTCGAAATACGGCTGCAGCTTTGACTCCGTTTGTTGGAAAGCTTGTTCAAAGCCTTCGCGGAAAGCGGCAACGTATGATGTTTCAATTTGGTTATCACCAGCAGAACCTCCGGCATACGCCCCTGAATCGGCGGCATTGCCTGCAGGGTTGTTTGCTCCAAAGGAGTGACGCTGGTAACCTATGTTTGATAGTGCCATAATTTTATAATAATAGAAGTTAGAATGATAGTTTGTTTTTCGACGAGCTACCCTTGCGGACTCTTCTAGTTATAACGTCAACCAACGGCTTTCCAAAGCTGTTATCAGGACCTAAAAAAGGCTACCCCAACATTATCGGAATAGCCTATTTTATAAAGGATGTCAAGCTTCAACTAGCCATTAGGGTACATCTTTGTGTATAAGTCAGCTCTTTGCTGTAGAATTTGCTGACGTTTGTTACGTTCACCTATGCTTAGTGCAGATGGATTGCTCATTATAAGATCACCATGTTGCGCATCAAGCCCAGCAATTTCTGATCTAATAGCGTGCACAGTTTCGTTAGCAAACCCACTTTGAGGATTATTACCTGATAACGGCAATGTGTCACCTGATACTTCTGAGATACGACTAAACAACTTTAATACAGCAGGATGATTAGCTATAACACCGCTAGTTTCTACCAAGTCTTTTAGCTCTGGAATTTCACTAGACAGTGCACTGTATGCTTCATTTGCTTGACGTAGTTTAACATCGTAATCTTCTCCCCACTCTGTTTTAAGAGCAGTGCGGTATTGGTTAACTTCTTCTTGCTGAGACTCTAACTCTAAGTTACTTCCCTCCATTCCCATTTTAATATATTGCTCGTGCAACATATTAAACTGTTGTTGAGTTAAACCCATTTGACCTGCAAAGTCTACAAGTTCTTGTTCAACTTCTTCTGGTAGCTCAGGCATTTCTTCTATACCTTCGATTCCTTCAGGTATAGCGTACTCGTCATTTTCTGGACGTAGTTGACTATAAAACTCGTTATAGTCTTTTTCAGTCCAATCTTCTTGAGGTGCTTGTAATCTTTTTGCACCTAACGCTTTTTGTGCGTTGACTAGTTGATCAGCTAAGGACTCAAACGACTTCGTATTCGAAATCGTTTCGTTACCTTTTAAGTGATCAGGTAGTTGTTCTAAAAAACTTGAATACGGATTACTATCCGAAACAGCTTCTTGTGGTTGACCAGTAGAAATATCAGAGCCTAAAGCTCCTGATGGTTCTTCTGTTGTATTAACTTCTTCTTCAGACATTGTTTTCTTCTTCTATTTTATTTATTATTGTTTGTGGATCGTCTTGACCCAACAAAGACAAAAAACTCATGGCTAAGCGTCTACGTCCCTCACATTCCCTCAGCTTGTCTACATCACTGTGAAACACAGGTTTTGTAACGTGGCATTCTCTGAGTAGAACTTTAAAAAATCTTTGACCTGGAAGTGTTTCTAATATAGACAGCAGGTCTTCCTTAAGCTTCTTTTTTTCACGAAGCTTGTTAATAGTGTTCATTTTATCCATTTATATGTTCAGTAAACCGCCAATACCTTCAGGGTCAGCTTGTTTAGCTTGAGCTATATCTTTAATAGCTCCTGACACTTGTGGTGCAGCTTGCATTTGTTGCATTTGTTGTTGTTGCTCAGCTTGCTCAGATTTCATAGCTTCTAACTCCTCAGATGACTTAACAACTGCAGGGTCTATGTTACGATACTTAGCGTAGCTTTCAAAAAGTTTTTGCTCATTCAATGCTTGCATAACCTCAGGCTGTACTTGTGCTAACGGTGCGATGTCTTTCATAAACGCACTTATATCAGCTAACCTAGTAGCAAACTGTGATTGTGCACTTGGACTAGAGTAAGAAATCTCAAGAGATGCACCATCTAGTGATGACGGCTTCTCAGGTAATTGATCTTGTCTAGCTAACAACTCAAATGTTGCTTCAATAGCAGGGCTTAAATACTCGGACTCCATTCTGTTCAGTAGCGGTGCTAACTGATTTAACATCTGTCCACGTGTGTCTTGTATCTCTAGTACAGACTGTCTTTCTTTCTTCTCTTGTCTAATAATCTGATCAACAAAGAAAGCACGATTTACTGACTCACGATACATGCGAATCATCTCCATTACATACTGTGGCTGATTGCCAGCCATAATAGGTGATGGCTTCTCACTGCCTGGCTCATGGAACATAATCTGTCTAGAGCCATACTTCATCGGAAGCATAATACTATCTTCTTCAGCAGTAAGTGTAGGGAAATTCAAATACTCAGCAGAAGTCAACGCTTCTTTCACCATCTTGTTAAGTGCACGTATCTGTGACAAACAAGAGAATGCTGGTCCACGTCCATAAACTTCATCAGCAAGTTTAGACCAACGTGGTACTAAAAATGTAAAATAACTTGAGCCGCTTTCTAGAATGGGCTCAGGCATTTTAGGGCACCAGTATGTCACTGTATACTTACGGCCCTTTCCTATACGGCTACCTTTTTTAGCCGCTTTATCCGTGTTCGGATAAATGGAATAAATTAACTCGTACTTACTATGAACAGAATCATTCGGATTAAAACCACGCTTGTCTTCTATTCCAGGGAAAGCCTGCATTAGTTGACGTGCTGTTTTATAACAACGATAGTGAACTGTATCTACTGTTCCATACTGATCTGTGTCAAAAAACACATCAGATAAAGGACGAGATCTAAAATTAATAACACCATCCACTTCAGAAATCTGAACTGGCGATGTGCCGTACGCACCAATATCTAGAAAACATTCGTGCGATGCAGAATAGAATTGAGACTGTGGTAGAGAAAACTCATGAAAAAGCCTGTCTTCACAGCCCTGTAGGAATGTCAACTCTTCTGGAGTTAACGACCCTTGAGGTCTGTTCTGCACTCTAAGATAAAACCATCTATCAGATTTAGGAATTAAATTAGATGCAAGTCCGTTTGCAAACATCTGATTACACCACACAGCTGTATCATCGTACAACTCTTTAGACCCATCGTCTTGTTTAGTTGTATGACCGTGATCAAACTTATTTGAATTAGGACGCACATACTTTTGCGAATCCTTAAACATGCTGTCAAGATTAGATCTTAACAGCTTAAGTTCTTCATAACGTTGAGCTAGTGCAGTTAAACCACTCATTTATATAAACCAGAGCCAGAGCCTAGCTTGCTTGCAGTCTTCTGGACAGCGCTTCGTCTAGACCCAGGTGCTCCAAACATACGTCCAAAAATTTGTGAAAACGATACCGCTCTACTTGGAGCTTTTGCACGAGCAATTCCTCTACGTGCTGTAGGAGCAGGAGGAGGAGGTGGCGCTGCAGGAGGCGGTGGTGGCGGTGGAGGCGGCGGCAATTTAGGTGTTTTCATAATATCTAGATATTCTTACTAAGTTATCCCATTTGTACATTTTGGGCTTATCCATATTGTGATATCGACAAAAGCTGACTCTGTCAAGTCGAAACGGAGCAAGTTCTAAAAACATGCGTATTGTTTTTTCAGATTGTCTGTGTGAAGCATATCCTACATCCCAATACTTTCCTTCCTCATCTTCTAACACTTCACCGAATAATATATAGTCTTTACTCATGAACACATACTTATCTGCATTCTCAGTGTTTATATACTCATCCACTAAAGTCCAAAAGTTTAAGCCTCTTGTATTGTACAAGCACACAGCCTCTTCAACTAAAGTAAGCCTGTGATACTCACCAACTAATTCCTGGGACTTCGTACTCATACTTCGGTGCCTTCTTATCAAGTTTCGGTTGCTTCAATGCGACCGCTAATGTTCTAAATGCATCAGCTCCATGAGAGTTCGCATCATGGACCGGTGTCTTTCTAAAGACGCCGCGCGATGTATCAAATTCTTTATGGTAACCTTTGAGTGCTTCAAGGCCTTGGTAGCATTCATTCTTGCTAATCCAACACTTAGGTAGTAATGCACGGACCGCTTCAATGCCGTCAACGACTGGTATCTTTCGTACTGTTGTAAACTTAAGTCCCATACTCCGTGCTATCTCTAACCTACTCTTACCTGTTCCAAGCTCTCGCACTTTAATATCATGCGGTGCGTAATGCTTACCATAAACAACATCTTTCTGTACTGCCCACCTCTGTAGCTCACGAGCATAGTGTGGTAACCCCTCTCCACTGTTCTCATAGTAATTAACTACACGTATCTCATTATTAAAAAGCTGTACAAACCATATAGTCGTAGCGTCATCCATACCCAAGTCCCACGCAGTGTGCACTGGCAGGTTAGGCTCTACCTGTATAGTATCTACGATACGCTTTTCTCTGTAAAGTTTATTTATCTGTTCTCCGTAGTACGCTCCTTCTACTGGTACTTTAAATGAACACATGTACTCCGATTGGAATCGTGCCTCATTGTTTAACTCTTCTCTAGCTTTACGAAGATCATCTGGTGATATAGCCTTAGTATCTTTAACAGTCAGATGACTACTGTACCATTTACCATCACTCTGAGCTTTTAAGAGAACCTTGTAGAAATGGTTCTCGCCGCGCGGCGTTCCGTTGAATAACGCCCACCCACCATTCTCGGCTAGGATGGGGTTAATCAACTGCCACGCACTCGGATCTGATATACTATACTCTGAAAATACACAGCCTACAGGATTCGCACCCACCATCTTATCAGGATCATCCGACCCCATCAACTGTATGATGCTGCCGTTCTTAAGATGGATACGCATCTCCTGCTCACTCTTTTTCTCTACTAGCTCCTTTGGGAAGTAGTTAATAAATTTCTTACCCTCACCAGTCATACCATTCCAAACAATACGACGCGCTTGGTTGGCGTACGGTAACACATACCAATACGTACCCACTCGCTGCATCGCTTTGATTGCCATGATATTTACACAGGTCAAATCCTTGCCGGCACGTCTATGCCAAGCAACAACAGCACGCAAACCGCGACTGTCCTGTGTCATGTACTTCAGTAGAGGAAGCTGATATTCTCTCGGCTCCCATCCCTGCGCTGGTATCTGTATGTTCATTCTTCTTCTTCGTCGACCTCAGCATCCTCCCAGATTATATCTAGTTGAGCGCCTTTGCTCTCCATATCCTTGTGGGCTTCTACTAAAAGCATCCGTCCTACTCGGTGGTTAGCATAGTCATAAAATAAATCGCCGTCATCGTCAACTACAATAAACATGTAATTTGTAAAGTGCTCTCCGAGCTGCGCCCTTACATTGTCAAAGACTGGGTCGTGATCTTCACTAATCGCCATGTTTATCTTGATCGCTTAAAAATTCTTCGTAATCATCTTCGGTAACATTAACTATGTCGTCCTTTATAACCTTACTGTAGTCAACTGTCAAGATCTTCATCTCACCTTGTACGGTCGCTTGGACGTCAACACTCTTTAGCTTCGGCTGGGTAAAGCTCGCCAGCTCCTTCCAAATCGCAATCTTGTCAGCTTTCTTTATATCAGGGTCCTCCGTAAACTGTAGGAGCTCTTCAATTGGATTGACCCCACGCTCTGCGAATAACGCAAGTAGTGCCTTCCTTTGTTCCGCAGGCGTAGGGGCTTTGGACATAGTATCCAAAAATTGTTTCTTTATATCCAACTCCTCTTCTACGGTTGCCAGCTCCTTCTGGGCTTGCTTCATATCAACCTCGGCTTTCATCTTCTTACGATGACACCGTGATCGCTTAGCTGCTTGCTGCTTAATCACCTGTTTGGGCTTACCTGCCTCATAGGTTCTTCCGTCTGGTTTCTTATCTGGCACTATGTATCTTATGAACATATATTCATTAAATGTCAAGAACCGTTCACACTATTCACACCTGGCTCACAGTTTTTACAGGGTAGTGTGAACTATCTAATATATAGTAATATCAAGTACTTACGTAATTGTTCACACAATTCACAGTTTATTAGGGTCTATGCAAAGAGATTTACTAATAGGGTAAAAAAAGTGTGAATTGTGTGAACAAAGTCATAAGTCGTTGATAAAGGTACCACTTAATAATTCACACCTAGCTAAAAAAAGTGTGAGCTGAGTGTGAATAGTGTGAACAGAATAGCCATTGTACTGAACCTTTGTGCACTAGTTAGCCTGAATTTTGAAAATTGGATGCCCAGGTAGGGACCCCTTTGTCCGCCGGATCGCAGTTTCCCCCATTGGGGGGTGCACTGCTCCTAGTCACGAGGGTCCAAGCCCCCTCCCCATGTAAATCAACCGCACATGCACCTACAGTCTCCACAACCTTCGGTTATGAGAGCCTG